CTACGAGATTGAACAGGGTGAGGCTGGTCAGTTCAATGATATGCCCGACTGGTTGCAGGAGAAGATTCGTGCCTCCAAGGAGTTTGCTACCGCTGCTGGCAAGTCCACGGCCACTAAGGTCGAGGTGGACGCAGACGGCAACCAAGTTCCGTTCTAGATTATATGGCACTTACTATTACAAGTAAGTGGGATAGCTCCTCGGCTAGTTCCAGATTGGTCACTGTTGAAAGCAGCGGCCACTGGTACGATGCCGAGGGGCGATCTGCCCACGTTATTATAGGGAAGAATGGGAAGGAAAGAAACACTACTGTTGCTGACGCACGCAAGATGGGATTGCTGCCATCAGTCACTAGTGTCCAAGGAATTTTACATAAAGAGCAACTTGTCTCTTGGAGAATTGAACAAGCCATAATGTCTGCATTGACACTACCAAAGGAGGAAAATGAAACGCTCGAAGATTACGCTCGAAGAGTGGTTAAGGACTCTAAAGAATCAACAACGAAGGCAGCTGAGCATGGCACGAAAATGCACACGGAAATGGAAAACATCCTCCTTGGAAGAGCCGTATCCAGAGATGAAACACTTGCCCCGTACATCAAAACATTCAGCGAGTGGGCAGAAAAGAATGTCGAGAAAACCTACTGGTGCGAAAAGGGTCTTGTCGGCGCAGGCTATGCGGGAAGGTGTGATGCCTACGTCAAGTTACGCGGTACTGGTGACGCTATCATCGACCTAAAGAATCGTAAGGTTAACCCTAAGTACGATCCCTTCTACGATACAGATTGCGCCCAGCTTTGGGCATACCGAAACGCAAGCGAAAATCCCAAGGCATCCTGCGTGTCGGTGGTCCTAGCATCAAACGATGCTACCAAGCTGATGACGAAGGTGTGGGACGAAGACGAACTCTACCAAGCTGGCATTGCCTTCTGCGCAATGCAGAAAGTATGGGCTTGGGTCAAAGGCTACACACCACCTGGAATGAAATTATGATCGACCCAGCAGATGTCTTATGGCTAGAAGGATTACTGGACGAATTCTATAGGAGGCTTGCAAAATGACCGCACCAACAATCCAAGAGATGGGTAACGCTGCGCAGGAGATAGTGTGGCGCGTGATGGGTAAGGGATCAGATAAGTCTGCCTACGGAGACTGGCTGGTGAAGGATAGGCCGACTCACGATTACCATATTGCCAGAGCGATTCGCCACTTAGCTACGGCGCAGATGCAACTGCACAAGTCCTCGCCTTGTCCAGATAATAACGGCGAAACAAGTGTTGACCATCTTGAGCGTGCGTTGGTAAGGTCGCTCTTCGTGTTAGCACAAATCAAAAAGGAAGTACCAAGACTATGAACCAAGAAGAAATAGACAAAGATTGGGATGAGTTTTTCAGCAAACCTCGCCCTTGGCTTTACTCAAACTATGGAGATAAATCAAGCGACAGCGATGAATCTGAAACAGATAAATCGTTCCAGAAGTTCTGCGATCACGATGGGAACAATAAGTATCCAAGAGAATGAAACTGGCCTTGTCTTGGATCTGTTATCAGATCGGTGATCTGATTAGCCTCACGCTGATGAGGTTTGGCTACGCCTACAGCATCTACAACAAGATGATGATCTGGTCATCCGCGCTGGATGAGCATGGCAAAATATGGAAGAACGTAAAATGAAAATAGGAACTATAAAATTTGGCAAGTCAAGACCAGCCCCAAAAGCAGTTCTTGTCGATGTGTCTTACGATAAAGAGACTGAGGCAACCTTGTTTAAGATTGGATTAGATTTGTTAAAAAAAGATAAGGAAGCCGTGATTGAATATGTAATTCAAAAATCATTGGCATATCAATTAAAAAAATGAAACAAGCATTAGTCACACAATCGTTTGGTGAGGATTGGCAGAAGATTATTGATCTTACTAGGCCGAGGATGGAGGCGTATTGCAAACGCCATAGCACTGACTTTATTCTGATCGACAAGCCTCTCACGCATCCAGCCCAATACTCCAAGTCAGCGATTGGAAACATCATGGCAACTAAGGGCTACGACCAAGTGACATTCGTTGACGCTGATGTTTTGATTGCAGCCGATTGCCCCAAGCTATCCGAGGACGCTGGGGTATTCTGTGCCTTTGACGAGGGAGCATACCTAGATCGCAAGCCAGATATGGTAAAGCTGGCTGGAGCTTTCGGCGGCGTGATCGAGCCGAAGTTCTATGTCAATACTGGCGTATTCGTAGTCCATACCAAGGCCGTTGGTATCCTATCTATGCCACCCATTGGCCTACACCCAAACCACTTCGCCGAGCAGACCTGGCTCAACGTGATGGCGCACCTGTGGAACATTCCACTAACCGAGCTTGACCCGTCATTCAATTGTATGACTAGCGTGGAGTCGCACTTTGGTTTGGACCGCTACAAGGATGCGATGATTATTCATTACGCTGGGCAGTCAAACGATCTAACTAGATTATCTAACCAGATTAAAGCTGACGAAGCGAAGCTGGTGGAGCTGGGTCGGTGAGGTCCACACAGCTATGTCGCGGTGATTACGATGACAGGGTGCAGCAGTTGGCTGGAGAGGTTGCACTCCAAGCTATCCGCGATCTACGGATGCTGCGCAAGCGAGGGATGGTTAAGGGCATGAAGATTGTTAAAGGCCACCAAGGCGTGCCACTCAATGATGCCTTGGAGTACAAGAACTCGCACGAAGTACAGAAGCTACTGCGCGACTTTAAGACGGGCGTTGTCTCTTGGTGGTGCAGAGCAAGCGGGGTGCAGATCGACAATAGAACGCTGTTAAGGAAACTAAAGGAAAACGACTATGTTCTGCCTACTTGATATGGCTGGAGTTGTTTGGGTGGTCTGTTGGTTTGTGCTTTACAGTTGGATCACTTTGTCGGCAATCTTTTGTGCGTTGTTCATCATCTTGAAGTTGATTGAATACATAAGAAAGGAATTAGACCTATGAAAAAGAAAGACAGAAAGATAACTCTGGTAAAAACATTGGAGCAAAAAGCCGTAAGGGTAATGATCGATATTGACGATGATCTTTACGAGGCGTTGGCAAAGGCTGGCCGTCAGCACTTAGCTAAAGACAAGATGGCTTGTTTCGAGTACGCACTAAACAAGACGTTGCTGGAGCTATGCGAGGAACTCAAATGAACGAGTTTAAGCAGAAGGTATTAACCGCATCAGTAGATCGCTATGTCCTAACCAAGACGCAGTGCGAGATGCTGCGCCAGGATGCAGAAGTGATCGGGATGAAGCGTGCGCCAGTGCTGTCCAAGGATGGAGTGACCCGTACGGTATCGCGTACGCGAACTTGCTCATCGTGCTGGATTCCTTTCGCCAAACATTACGAATGGATCTACAATGTGATGCGCGAGATTACGGAAGGCATCAATGCCGAGCAATGGCGTTTCGACATCCAGGGCATCCAACAGTTGCAGATACTGCGTTACCGCCCACTACAGAAGTTCTCTTGGCATTGGGATACCTACACATCCGAAGCACCAGTACGCAAGCTGACAGCAGTGGTGAACCTGTCCGCGCCAGAGGAGTATATCGGTGGCGGGTTGCAAGTTAAGGCTGATATGGAGAACGCTCAGTTCATCCGCGAGCAGGGAGCAGGCTGCTGGTTTCCATCCTACATCGAGCATCGTGCGCGTGCGCCTATATGGGGTACACGCTGGGTGTTGGTGGCTTGGTTTACTGGACCTGCTTGGCGATAATGGCAACGCTGAATGAGAACATCCCTAGCTTCAAGGCTATGGTGAGGAAGTCATTCTTCACCAAGACCGAGTCGGACAAGGAGTTTTACAACGTCTATGTGTTCGCCTTGCAGTCTTGCGCTGGGGCAATCCTAACCTTCCGCGTTATGACTGACTCTGGAATGCTGCGGAGTCGAGTACCGCTATCCGAGATATACACGCACGAGCCAGAGGCCGACATCCCATTTAACTACAAACAGCTTTGGGATTGCTTCTCGGAGAATGTGACCGTAACCGAGTACAGCTTCCTTGCCTACCATCGCGCGCAGATCCTGCTTAGGGATGCGACCAAGGTATGGGGTACATACTTGTTTACTGTGGATTGGTTTAACAATCCATACAGCGATGAGCCGTCCGACTACAAGTGCGGTCACGTCTTTGCTGGTGATGATGGTTATTTACTCTGTATGCCCAACAACCGAATCTTCTGGCGTGACTCCAACTGGGTTACGAAGAAGTTGCCAGACAACCTAAAGCAGTTTCGAGTTGATACTGAACTGCCCAGCGTGGAGAATCAGAGTGACAAGTGGGTGACAGAGGATACAGATTCTTTTTACTACGACATTAAAGAAAGGGATACACAATGAATGTAGAGGCCAAGAACAGATTGAAGTGGGCGAGGGATATGCTTGCCATCGCCAGGGAGAAGCTTGTCCTAGAGCGTAACCGAGCTACTCACGGACACGCGATAGATATGATCCAGATTATAACGATGGTGGATGCTGCAAGCTTAGTATGCAAGGAAGTGGTGGGTGAAGAATGAAGTACCTATCCGTATGTTCTGGCATTGAGGCAGCGTCCAAGGCGTGGGAGCCTATCGGATGGGAGCCAGTTGCGTTTTCAGAAATAGAGCCATTTCCGTCAGCGGTGCTGAAGCACCATTGGCCGAAAGTACCAAACCTAGGAGATATGAGTAAATATGAACAATGGAATATACAAAGCGGATCAGTTGACCTTCTGGTCGGAGGCACGCCCTGCCAATCCTTCTCAGTCGCAGGACTTAGGCAAGGACTCAAAGACCCAAGAGGCAACCTTATGCTTACATACCTTGCAATCGCTGAACGTCTCAAACCTCGATGGCTTGTCTGGGAAAATGTCCCTGGTGTCTTGTCATCTAACGGAGGAAAAGATTTTGGTTCCTTCCTCGGAGCGTTGGGGGAGCTGGGGTATGAGTGGGCGTACCG